CTTGCTGATATAAGGCGGCCTCGCCTCTGCTTAACAGCATGCATTACTTTTTCTTATCGCTTTTCAAAGGATGGCCTTCTGGCAACAAGTCTCTGTCAAACTTGCCAGATTTAAACTTTCCTGTTCTGACTGCGGCAAGCCAGACGTTAACTCTGGCTAGTCCCCATTGGTCACTGCTTGTAACAGATGGCCTCACGCTCTGCGGATTCGTGTTGAAAGCCCCTACACCCCGACGAAATACCGCCTCAAGCATTCTCTGGGTTACTCGCTTGCCCTTCTTGTCCCCATGCTCGTCATTGTGGTCTTTCACTTTCTTAGCTAGAGCCTTCTTAATCTTTGCTGAGACCTCTGCCTTGCTCTCATACACGCCATCAACAAGCGCATCGACTGAGAAGTTTTTGTCACGCTCTCGGTTTAGTTGTTCGACCTTACGCTTTGCCCATGCCTGTCCACTGTCTCCGCCCCAAAGCAAATTGGCAATCTTTCCTGCACTTGGGTATCCGTCCTCACCTTCACGGAACCCCTCGGCTCGTTTATCGACTTCGTGGCGGCTGAAAAAACTGTGCATACGCCTCACTGTGGATGGGGACAGGTTCTCACGCCTTACCAACTGGTTTGCCCTAGCAACACCAACTGCTGTGCCACCCCTGCCAAACTCTCGGCGCATCTCAAGCCCTCGTCTGGCGGCGTTTGCCATCGCCTCTGTAGGCTTTGTGTCAATGTCTGCCTCTGCCTTTGGGGTCTCTAAGTCATCCCCTGTAAGCCTTGTGTAATCCGCATGAGATGAGCAGGGCATGTAAACAGTGCCGTTTTCTGTCTCATGGGCGTGTGTGCCACTGCATCCTATCTGTTCAGCACGCTCTTGAGCTTCTGCTTCAGTAGTGAATACATCTCGCTCAACTTCTCTTTTGCCGCCGTAAATATCTTTTGCATCGTCATCTTGTGCATCCTCCGTGTTTGGTGCGCCTAATGGGAAAAGGTTTGCCGCAATATAAACATCGTCACCACCAGTAATATCATCCAAACCAAGGCGTTGTCTTGCTTCATTGCGGCTTATAATCCCCTCTCGAACTGCGTTAATTACATTGTCATATATCCTGCGCCGACGCTCTGCCATCGCTGGGATTGAATCAATATCGTATTTGATGTGTATGTTTTCGCCATATGCTGGTGCAAGCCACTCGTTTAAGTCGCTCTGCATCCGCATCATCAATGGCACGATTGTGTCCTCATACAGGGCAAGCCTTGCCTCTTGCACGTTTGCGTATGTCTGTGCGTCTGGAACACCTACTAACTGGCTCGGCACACCAAAGCAAAGCGCAATATCCCGTGCGCTCATGTTCTTCAATTCTAGGAAATCCATGTCCTTTGGTGTCAAACCCATCTCTTTCCAATCAAAATCACCCTCAAGCAACATCGCACGGCCTGAATTATCTGGGCCGCTAAACCTTGCGTTGAGGTCTGTATGTAGCTGTTGCCTCTGCGCTTCGGATAATTGCACGGGCATCCCTGCATCATCCTTGGGCTTGAATACGATTGCGCCTGATGGTCTGGCTCCATTGTTGAGCAGATTGACATTGTGCCGTGCCGCCAAGTTGTGCTGGTCAATATCGACTGCCGCCGCACTGATTGGGGATAGCCCATAGTAATCATCAAGCGGGTTCCAGAGCTTCAGATGCTTAACCTCTGATGCGCCTGTCTCTTGGTCTACGTCATACTGAGCCACCACCTGACCACCGATTTTATATTGATAATTCTTTGGTATCTGGGTTTTGCTCGGCGTGATTGTCATGCGGTCAGGGCGTAGGATATGCAATTCACTAGGCCGACCATTCACATCTGAGCGCAATGCGTATGAGTTTCCATCCAGCAACAGATAGGAATACAGTGATTGAAAATACTCTGAACCTGCCATTTGTGCGTTAGGTCTTTTGAGCAATATCTCAAGCGGGTGGTTTTCAATCTGTGTGTCACCATCGAACACCTGAAACTTTACAGCACTAGCTCCGTTGGCAATCTCATTGATACAGCGATAAACGATAGCATTCTGTTGATAGCCCTCTTGGGATAATCGCTGATATGTGTATTTGCTTTGGTTGTATGCTGTAACGCCTTGATACATGACCATTGGGAACTCTTTACGCTCAAGGCTGGGCGGGTTGATGAAATTAGCAAGTCGCTCTCTGAATGTAGGCATTAGCTTATTCTCCAAGTTGCCTGTCCATCTGAACGGCTTAATTCTGTCAATGCCCACACTAAGGCATCCAATCGGTCTGGTGACTTACCATCGCCAGTATAAAAACACATTTGTTCCTCTAACTTAGCAAATATTCCGCAATGTGACACCTTTTTTTGTTCATACAGGGCGGCAATGGGTTCTGCCCTTATCATCTTGCCCCGTGTCGCCCTTACGGAACGCAATGGGACAGCCTTGTCAATCGTGTTCAAAAGGTTCTGCACCAAGTCGCCGCCGTTGTTGACCTCGACCACAACTCGGTCTGCTTGATGCTTGTAATACGCCCTAACAGCCTCACGCATCCACCCATCAGGGCTGTTCTTATGTGAAACATCATCAATGATATAAAATCTGTCATCAATCCCACGACCCGCAACAATGATGCCTGTTTCGTCGCTGTGTTCGTTGTTGGTAACGGCTGGGTCAACACCAACCACGACTCTTTTCATCTCTGGCATGTGTCCCTCTGGTATGCGTGTCTGCTCTAGCTCCTCACGGCTCCACAATGCTCCCTCAATGTCCTCAACAATCTCTGCATATAGCTCCTGCCGCCCAAGCGTTGTGCCGCCATATCGCTCCTCAAGTGCCGCTAGTGCCGATGGTGCAAGGTTCTCCGCATTATCGAATGTGCTTCCTGTGGTGATATGCACATCCTTACGGCTCATAATGTTACGGATTATTTCAGTGGGTTTGGGTGTGGTTGTGATGACGCATTGAGGTTTGTCCCCTAAACGCAACCCAAAGAGTAATTGGTCAAAGGTTTCTGGATATCTCCATGCCGCAAGTTCGTCACACCATGCCCTATGAAACTGCGGCCCTCTCAATCTGTCGGGTTCTGTTGCGCTAAAGCCGATTATCTTTGAACCATTCTTGAGGCGTATCTCTTGATTGCTTGAGCTAAAGCCCTGACCCCGCCCTTCCATGAGACACGCCCTCGGTATGAGCGACATGATGCCAGAAACCCCACCAAAGGCCACACGCTTCAAGTCTCCGAATGTCGGGGTGACAACTGCACAGTTTACGCTTTCGTTGAGCAACGCATATTGGATGATGTCTTGTGCGCCTGTTCGAGTCTTGCCCCAACCACGACCCGCCAGTATCAACCAGAAGTTCCAAGGCCCGTTGGGTGTTAGCTGTTTCTCTCTAGCTGTTGCGCCCCATTCACTAATGAACCTCGCTGAAAGTCTCTGCTCGTCCGTTTTGTAATGCGAGTAATCTTTCAACACTTCGTCTAAAGTGTTCGTCTCCATCAACATCAATCGTCCCTTTGTGAATTTCTGATGCTTCGCCTAATGCGAGTCGGCCTAACTTCTGACTGTTTAAGGCTGTCTGGCTCAACTCACGCAAATGATACACGGATAATTCTTTGGCATTTTCATCGCCATTAAGGAATTTCTCATGCTCTCTTAGCCGCCGTGTAATGTCCTTGAGAATCTCCTGTGCGTTTGTTAGGCAATTCTCATCAAACTTTGTGGCCTTGCTTACCATCTTCTCAATGCGCTTGGCCTTAACCTTCTTGTTTAAATTGTTCTGGAACTGTTGACGCTCTCTGACCCAATCCTCTTGCTTTGCCCAACGGCTGATGCTGTTGACCGCAACGTCATACTTTCGGGACAAATCCCGCATTGATGGTTGCTGTCTCACACCCTCGTCATCAACAGAGCCTTGGATATATTCGTCTTTGATTGCTTGCTTTACTGCGGCCTTAACTCTTTGCGCCATGCCAAACACCCATGCGTTTTTGATATACTGTCCTAATTAATTAATACAATTCGGGACAATCATCAAGCATTGATGAATATTGTATCTGTCTCATCTGGTGTGAACCGATACCAACAAGCGTTATCCTTACCTGTATGCTTTGACCCTTCAATCCATTTGATACGGCCTATGGCGATGATGTGGGAGCATCTAGTGAGATATGGTCTGGCTTGCTTGGTATGTGACCAGTCTGCGTCTATGAGTAACCATGTGGGCATCTGTGCTGATAGGTTCTCAATGATGGGGTGCAAGATGTGCCTGCCCCAAG